TTCCTATAAAGCTTGAATATGCTGGATGAATCTCTTTTAACTTAATATTTTCAATTCTACATCTTTTTCTTAAATTTCCTATAAAAAGATTTCTTAACCATCTGTTATTCACTAATCTATTGAAAATTTTACCTTTATTATTCTGTTTTGACTCAATATTTAAATCTTCTACTACAATCTGTTCGACTTGATAATGTAAAGCTTTTTGAATTAATAATTTAGAGATTTCAATAGTCTCATTTTTCAATTTATTATTAAGATATTTTTGTTCTTTAGAATTTGATGATTTTCCTGTCTTTTGATTAAAATATTTTAAATCAAATAAACATTTTTCTACTATTTCAAAATGATCTTCATCTTTCCAATCAAGAATTGAATATCCGATATAATTTGGATTCAAATCTATAGCCAAAACTCTATTCTTAATAACATCTCTATTCTTTCTTTTTTGATAAATAATTTCATCAAAAGTTAAATAAATATACTTTTCATCCAAAGAAATCGTTACTGGAATTTCTTTATTTTCAGCTTTTTCTTGAAGAATGTAAAGCTTTTTCTTTAATTCTTTATTAAGTTTAGGTAATTTAAGCTCAAAATGATTCTTCTTTGAAGGTTTAAAGATGATCTTATTTTCTTCAATTATTTGTAGATCAAATTTTCTATTTCCTTTTTGAGGAGATTCACCTATAGAACAAATATTCTCAAGTCTTAATTCTTTCCATTGTTCATTAGTAATCTTATTTAGGAATCTTCTCTTTAAATTACCTCTACCACCAAAAATTACCTTTTCTTGACCATTTCTTTGAAAAATTCCTTTGCCATCATAAATTGCAGATTGAATAAACCAAGAATCAAGATTTTCAATATGATTTAAATGCTTTGAAATCAACCTAATGTCTTTTTCTTTTGATCCTTCTTTAAATCTATTGTAACTCCAATGGATAACAGAAGTATATTGTTTTCTTAAAATCTTAAGAAAATCTTTAAATTCATCATTAGCAGTATAAGGTAATTTTATTGTAATCATAATAAAGATCCAGATAACTTATTGATCATTTGAAGTTTGAAGAGAGAAATCGGGATAAGCTATCTGGATTAAAATCTTATTATATTTCATAACTATTTCTCTCTTCATAAGTATTTATAAAAATTAATAACATTATATTCATTTTTAATGTTTTATATTCTTTTATATTAAACCATCATGATTAGATATAATAACAGCTTTTTAAAAAGACTTAATAGCTAGCTATGATTTCGATTTCATCACCGACTTGTTTTACCGATTCAACTCGATGACCTTTTTTTCTAATTTCTGCTATGATAAAGTGTTTACCATACGTTTGTTCAAGCTGTTCAACATTTGACTTATACATGTCATCATAACGAACTTTGCCTGAATTAAGATCAATACTCATTTTACGAAAACCAGAACCCCATGAAAAAATATTTTCGCTAGTTTCTTGAGCATTAATATTTAATTCTTGAAAAGCCTGCAACAGTATGTTTCGATTATTGATTGAGGTAGTTCCTTCAACATTCTTTGACATTATCTACCTCCAATGTGAATATTGTCCCGAACAGGAACATCATCTTTTTTGTCTTTGACGCTCTTGACATCGCCAAATGAATTTACAACCTGAACAATGTCTGCGCATTTATGCCGTCCAGGATCAATAACAGATGTATTCCAAGTACCGTCTTTTTTTACATTTACTTTGTATTTCAAACTACCTCCCTTTTGGGTAGTAATCATTATCAATTTCGATGCTATTCTGATTTGTTTGCAAATTCTTCATAAATTTTTGACGCATCAATATCGCCAGTTCCTTGATATTTTCCCTTTAAATTCAGCACCAAAAAACAAACCAATTATTTCAACATAAATCATTTTTTTAGTACTAATTGCACTTGGATCATGATCTACAATACATTCACTATTTTGAATCGCTAAATGACCATAAAAGTTTCTAACACCAAAAAATTCATTTTGCTCTAGAAAATCAACTTTAGCAAATTTTATTTGACTGCCAAAATCTTCACAATAAACTAATTAAAGCATATAATCTATTTAACATTTTCTTGCATTACCAATTTCAAAATTTCAACACCTGTTTTAAATGCTTTATCTTCTATACCCTGAAATCTTTCAGGGTGCATTTCAATGTGCTTTTTCAAAGCATCATCAGGAGAATCAGATGTTGTTATTTCTTTTTCAGGTTTATTTTCTTCTGCATTAATTATGTTCAAATCAAAACCGAGAGAGTGCCATGAATTTTCTCTCAAATAAGATTCAATGTCATCAAATTTTAACAATGGCAAGTAAGTCTGTAAAACGTCAACTTTTACTCTTACAATTACTTCAGTCAAATCCAATTTTTTTATTTTGTCTGCAAAACTTGCAAGTTTTTTCTTGCAATCATCCTCAGTTAAATTCAGTCTAAACGTCTTAAATTCTCGATCTTTTACTTCAATGAATTTGTCAAGTCCATTTTCAAAAAAGTAAAAGCCTTTTTGCTCTTTTTCTTCAGCAAAATCAACTCTACCTAATGACCCGACATGTCTCGATACATCATTAAATTCTTGCTGTTTATGAATATGACCAAGATAAACTTTTGTCCATTGTCCTTCATCAAACAAAGACAGTTTAATCATGTTTTCATTTTCATTCGCTGACATATCCAGATCGAAACTTGCGCCAATTACTGATTGATCAGTTCCGAAATGACCGAAGAATAATTTGTGATCAGCTTTACTCTTTTTAGTTAGTTCATTAAATTCTTGTATCTTATTTTTTTGAAATTCAATAAACTCTTCTTCAGTCAACAATTTTTCAATACTTCTATTGACAAATGGTAATAAATATAATTCCGTATTGTCTAACGAAATAATTTGTGGACGTGAATATACTTCTAATTCTTCAATTAATTCGCATAACTCTTCCATTTCAGATAATGCATGTGCACCATCTGAACTGGTAGTCATATCATGATTTCCAGTAAGTAAAATTACTCTGATATTGTTTTTTAGAAGTTTTTTAATTCGAGGAACAAACTGCTTTCGTATTTTAGAATTAGGATGTTTTACTCTGTAAATGTCTCCAACAATTATGTAGATTTCAGCTTCGTTTTTGATTGCGAAATCTACTGACTGATCTAAATTTCCAAGAAAATCTAATAATCTTGTATTTAGTCCAGTTTCAGAATCAGTTTTTCCATAAGAATAATCCCCAATATGAGGATCAGAAACAATAACGATTTTCATTCTTTATTCCTAACGTTAGATATTACTTCATCTCTTATTTCGCATGAATTTACATATTGTAATAATGTATTTCGATATAATTCAAATTCTTCATTAGATAAAGGTTCTTCATAAAATTTTTCATTCAACATTTGAGCATACTTATTTAATTTTTGTAAGTATACTGTTCCTCTAACATGTCTTATTAATCGACCAACTGCATCCAAGTCTTTAAGAGAAATAATAGATTTTGCAACAGTAATTCGAATTTCAAAATCTAATTTGCTCATATCAGCGAGATTAATTGACTGACCAATTCTCTCATCGCAGTTATCGTATATTGCCAATAGTTTATCTTTATAAGAATTAGGCGATGTTTTTACATCAATCGCCAAATAATCAATATGAGGAACTACTAGAGACAAAACATCTGGTTGTAAACCATTTGTATCTAATTTTACTTTGTATCCTAAATCTTTAACGTACAAAATCATATCTCTTAAGTTTTTATGAATTGTCGGTTCTCCTCCAGAAATTACAATTCCGTCTATCATACCTTTTCGCTTTAGCAAATAAGCATTGATTTCTTGAGGATCAATTTGCGGATACTTTTTGTAAACTAAATCAGTATTATGGCAATATGGACACCTTAAATTGCACCCAGAAAAAAAGAGGACAGTTGATACTGTCCTCGGATAGTCAATAAAAGATGTTTTTTGCCAACCAATTATACCGTTGAAGAGTTCAGGCGAGAATTTCTTCATTGATTAATTCATCTTCCTTAATGAGGTATTCATTTCTCTTCTCAAATTCAATTTTCTTACCATGGTTCCAGTTTTGCAACGGTCTGTAATAACCAACTATTCTTGAATATACTTCAGTTGATTTATTACATTTAGGACAGACATGTTGCTCACCTACTAAATATCCATGACTTTGACAAATTGAAAATGTTGGAGTAATTGTAAAATAAGGTATTTGATAATTATATGCAATTTTCTTAACTAATTTTTTACAAATTTCTGCATCAATCGCTTCACCAATAAAACCATGAACTACAGTTCCTCCAGTATACTGAATTTGTAAATCATTTTGCATGTCTAATGCTTCAAAAATATCACTTGTAGCTTCAACAGGCAATTGTGTTGAATTAGTATAATAAGGATGTTCTGATGTTCCCGATAAAAACATTTCAGGATAAGTTTGCTTATCAATTCTTGCTAATCGATATGAAGTACCTTCACCAGGAGTAGCTTCTAAATTGTACAAATTTCCTGTTTCTTGTTGATACTTAACAAGACGCTCTCTCATGTGAAGCAAAACTTCTTTAGCAAATACACGGGCTTCATCATCAATCATTCCCTTATTCATAAAATTAACCATTGATTCATTCATTCCAATGAGACCGATTGTTGAAAAATGATTGTTAAAGCCATGTTTCAAATAACGTTTTGAATAAGGAAACAAACCTTGATCAAGAAGTTTTGAGATTATTTTTCGTTTAGTTTCAAGTGAATCTCGAGCAATATCCATCATTTTGTCAAGTCTTGCATAATAATCTTCTTTTGTCCTTGTCAAATATCCAATTCTACCAAGGTTGATTGTTACAACCCCAATAGAACCTGTCAATTCTGCAGCGCCAAATAAGCCACCACCTTTTTGTGCGAGTTTTTCATATCTTGCGTTAATTTCTCTTTTGTCAAGGCGTAATCTGCAGCACATTGATCTTACATCACTCGGGTCTAAATCTGAACTAATAAAATTCTGAAAATACGGTGTTCCATATTTTCCAGTCATTTCAAAAAGCATTTTTGCATTTTCACTATCCCAATCAAAATCTTCAGTGATATTATATGTCGGGATAGGATATGAAAAACCTCTACCTTCAGCATCACCACCAAGAAAAACTTCAATAAATGCCTTGTTAATCATTTCCATTTCTTTTTGACAATCACCATAAGTAAATTCTTGAGGTAATCCACCAATTATTGCAGGCTGATTTTTCAAATCTTTTGGAACAGTCCAGTCTAAAGTTATGTTGGTGAAAGGAGATTGTGAATTACCTGAAATAAATACAGATTTATTTTTTCTAAATATAGCAGTACCTGCATCAGTATTAGGACACCATACAAGGCCATTATAATCAATTTTCGTTCGTATTTTAAAATTCATAGTCTTAACTCTATGTAATTTTATGTAATTTGATTTCTTCTTAATTTTATAATAAGATGTATATCCGGCTAAAATAGCAATATGCTGTATTTGTTTTTCAATAATTTCATTATCACATTGAAGTGTTAATCTACTGTCCTTTCCATCAAATTTAGCCCACGCAGTTAAGAACAAAATAGCTTGTTCTTTATTCATTTTTAAAAATAAATCATTAATTTTATGTTTATCTTGTACAAAAGAAATTACTTTTCTTGCAGAATCAGAATATAAAACAAAAGTTTCCATATTTAAATTAAATTTATTTCCATTAATACTTTTACTACCATTAGTTTCTTTTAAAGTATATTCTAAATTTAATTTTTGTAATATCTCTTTAATTCTTTCGCCGCCATATCTTTTCTTAGATTTAAAAATCTTGATTTTATGTAATACTCTTGAACCATCTAATTGTTTTCTCCAACAAATGTTTGCATCAGTATATACCATTGCTGCTAATTCAATTTCTTCATTAGACAAGTCTATCCCTTTTATTAAAGATGATTCAAACATTGCAGGAAAAGAATATCTTGTTGATGTATTAAAAACTTCTTCTGACGTCTTAATTATAAATTTATCTGTATTAAATTTATTTACAATACATCTATGTTCAGGTGTCAACTGTTGACAACATCCATGTTTATTTGTATATACATGCATTTGACCTGAAAAATCTTTTTTAACAACTTTATTTACTTTATTTAACCCAAGGACTCCATCATTCCAAGTATAAATATTTTCACCCTCTTGAAGTTCATAATGTTTTTTCCAACCTGTTTCTGATAAAACTTCAGTATCAACATCAACACACCCCCATCGTGATGGAGTGTTAACTCCATAAATAAATGATTGAATATTTTGTTTTACTTCATCATACGATAAATTTTCATTTTTGACAAATGGTGCTAAATAAGTATCGAATGATGAAAAAGCCATTGCGCCGGCCCATTCGTTTTGAAGAATACCTAAAAAATTTACCATTTGATTTACAATTGTCGAAAGATGTTTTGCTGGTTTTGAAGTAATTTTTCCAGGTACACCACCAAGACCATCAATAAGTAAATCTCTTAATGACCAACCAGCGCAATATCCGGAGAACATACACAAATCATGAAGATGAATATCTCCTGATCTATGAGCATCAGCTACTGCTGGATCGTATATGCTTTTTAACCAGTAATTAGCTGTTATTGCTCCACTATTATGAAGTATTAATCCACCAAGAGAGTAATTGATATTTGAATTTTCATTTACACGCCAATCGCTTTGATTCAAATATCCATCCATGGTAGTGCTAATATTCAAAATCATTTCTTTAGTGTCGCGAATTTTTGCGTGTTGGTCGCGATAAAGAATAAAAGCCTTTGCTACATTAGGTAAATTGTTTTTAACCAGAATAGTTTCAACAAAGTCTTGAATTTCTTCAACAGATGGAACCCTTTGTCCATCATATTGCTCATACAACATATTTTCAACTTCATTAGCCAAAATGATTGATTGTTTACAACTATCAAGTTCGTTTAATTTATTTTCTACTGCATGAATCGCTTTGTTAATCGCATTTGTAATCTTCGATTTGTTATACGTCACAAGCTTACCGTCTCGCTTACGAATTAGCTCAATCATTATTCGTCTCCTGCTCTTCAAAAATAAAGTTAAAGAATTTTTCCGATACTATTTTACTTCCTATTAAAACTTTTTTTGGTCATTACTAACTCGAATAGCCAGTAGTATATCGATTCTTTGTAGTATATACTGATATCTACGACTTATTTCTTCCCAAGCATGCCCTCTTTGCATTTCGCTTTGATCAAATCGCTTACTAATACGCCCCTTCAACCACTCGAGAGAGTTCGTGCCATCAGGCATTTCCAAATTGCTTTTATGTAAAATCGTTAGGAATACATTTAATTCTTCATCACTAATTTTGGTTATTTGTTTATTCTTCGAACCTAACATTTTGTTCAATAACCAATTTGTATTTATTTCGTTGTCAGAATAAATGACTTTAATATCGTCAACTATTGCAGGAATTGTCCCGTCTTCACTAACTTGTAATTGTATTTTTTTTCCCATAATGTTTTTTTTAACAATTTTTGTCTTCTGATTTTCAAATAAAAAATGCGAGTTTTAACTCGCATTAAATTAAATGTAAATTACAAAAATTTAAATTTTAATTTTTAAGGCGATACTTTCTTTTTGATAATTTATGCTTTTGCTTACAAGGTTTACAATTTTTTGCATTTGGCGCTTTACACTGAAATGGATTTTTACATTTTTCGCATATTCTAGTATAAATTCTAGAGGTAGCAATTGTATTTTTTATTTTAGCTATTGTTTCTTCAGAATGAGATTTTCCATAAAAATGATTGTTTACACCAATCATTTGCTGTCTTATTTTATCTTTTCTTTCTTCACTAAGCGTAAACATAGAAATGATTTAAATTTTGTCATAATATTTTCTTACCAATACTTAGTTCTTTACTACAAATAATTTAATTTCTAATCTCTTTTTGTAATGCAATGGCTGTCCCTATTGCATCCGCAATGTCTTCATTAATTGAAGTTTCTGTGTAGATATCCATACTTATTTGATCGAATGCTTCTGACATATCTTTCTTTTTACTTTTCTTACATTTTACTGCAAGTTCAGAAGCTAGTTTCAACTTTGTTTCCAATTCGCTTATAAGTGAATCATCTGCTACTTTTTTAGCTTTTTTCAATTGTTTTTTAATCGATCTGACTTCATCTCTCGCTTCACAAGATCCTTCTTGAGCTTCAGATTTAGCTTCTTCGATTCTTCCTTGATAATATTCAATTTTTTTGTCGTCAAGGAGTCTAAATATTTTGCAGATGGCAAGCTGTACTTCGCATTTTTTAGAACCTCCTGTGCAACCTTCAACATACGTTTTCCATTTAGATGGCTCGAATAAAACTGGGTCTCTTTGCAAATGTCTATAAGCTTCTATCATTGCAACACCGTTAAATCGAGCCAGTAATTTTGCAACACTAACACTTTTTACAAGTGGTACATCCTCAATTGCTATTTCATCGGGTTTATGCCGTTCTATTATTTTTTTTAGTTCGACATGAAAAAGAAAAAGCTTCTGGCTTACTGTCATTTTTCCAGTTGGATTTACTTTTCCGTATTCAATTAGTTTATCATTTTGTATTATAGACCATCCGGTACTCCTCGAGGATATATCGATTCCCATAACTTTCTTCATTTAAACACATCCTTTCTTAATTGACCAATATTTTTTTAAAGATTCACTTCTCTTTTTATAAGATTCTTCTGTAAACACCTGTAATTTTCTTTTTTCACGAATTTTTAATTTAGTTTCTTCTGAAAGATGTTTACCTTTGTTAGCTTTAGCATGATTTTTACTTATTTTAGCTTTTGCTTCTTCAGTATGATGTTTACCTTTATTGGCCAAACTTATTGCTTGCTTAGTTTCATCTGTACACTGAACGCCTTTATTCCATGGTTGCCAACCATTTTTGATCATATTCATTCGGGATTGTCGAATACGTTCTTTATGCTTAATACTTAATGGCTTATTAGTATGAGCGATGCTCATATTACGTTTAGTTTTTTCAGATAATGGTCGACCCTTATGAACTTTACTTATTAATTGTCTTGTTTCCTGTGATACTGAATTTTTTGCATAAAATTCTTTTAAACTATCTTTAATTTTTTCTTTAATTTCATCTGCAAGTGTAGGTCCGTCACCGCCTTCTGTCATATTTGTTAATGGACCACCATCTTTTTTTCGACCAACTAAATGTATAATTTGTCGTTCTAAATTTAAAGCTTGAGTTTCATCAAGATTTTCTTTAATTTTAATTACTATCGGATTTTGATTAGTTTCATCTTGTATGTTTATCGTATATCTTTGATATAAATCTTTATAAATTTATAAAAATTCAACTAAAGATTTTGTAAAGTCATAACTGATCTTTACTGGGTTAACGACAAACCCTCTACTGGCTAAAAACTTATCACCAGCTACTTTTCTTACTAATCAAGGTTTCAAATGGAATTTGAATAAAGTTTTGATTATTTCTCTTGCCTATGTTGCATTCTTGCTTCCAATTTTTATTTTTTCCAATAATAATATTTCTTATGTCATTTTCAAGACAATATCTAATAATAAACTTAGAAATATTATGTAATTCAGTTTGAATTTTACAATTTCTTTTCAGATTTAGTCTTGAAATTTTATAAGAACCCTTTCTATTCTTTGGAAGTTTTGATTGTAATTCAGCTTTTTTCTTATTATAGAATTGATTTATGGATTTTATATGTCTACCGTTAATGATAATTGGTTTTAAAGTATCATTTGAAGTTATAGCACATAAATTATTTACTCCTAAATCAATGGCTATAAATCTATTATTTTCTATTTTCTGTTTCACCTCCTTTCGATAGATAATTTCTATAATATAATAATTACCTTTAGGAATTATTCTTACACATTGTAGGTTTTCTACTTTGGTTTTTAATGGTTTGATATAAGATCTTTTTGGAAAATGAATAAAATTATCTTTAATTCTACATTGATTATATGTAAAAACTATAATTGATCTTCCATCTTTAACCTTATATTATGATGTAATTTGCATAATTATAGAGATTCTTTGCAAGGAAACATTGATGATCTATTTCCTTAAAAGAATAATGTTTTTGAGTTATAATATGCTGTTCTACAAGTTCCATATATAAGTATTTATAAAAATCAGAGAAAAATAATATGTAAAATAATATTCTATATATTAATTGTTAAAATTATTTAATAGTCCACCAGGTATTTCAAAAAAAGATACATCATCTTTATACAAATCGTAAAATTTCTTGACTAAATTTAATGACAAATCATTGATCGGCGAACCTGCTACATATATTGATTTGAATTTATAAAATGGTAATAGATCAATAATTTTAGATTTACAATTGAATACGTCGTCAATAAAAATTGATACATTATTTTCGCTAATTCCTCTAAGACACATTTCAAAATCATTGATATCTTTAATAAACACGTTCGAAGGAAAAAAAGGGCCATAATTTTCTATATGAATACGACATCTACAAAAAATAAAAAGACGGTCATCTTTCGACAACCGTCTAATAAGCTTTTTTGCAATTTCTGTCTTACCTGATCTGCGTCTACCTATTGCAAACTTAACATAACTTTCAGAATCAAGTACAGCATCCATTATCTAATCTTCAAAGATTTTCTTGATTTGCCTGATCGACGCTTTCGTCGTGAACCTGTTTCTTCCGAAGATGATTCTGTATCTGTATCATTTTCGTCTTCATCATCTGAATCGTCAATAAAAGCCTTTTCATCATCACCTTCAGAAATTTTCTTCTTTGACTTTTCCTTTACTTCTGAATCATCTGAATCTTCATCATCTCCTGATTCATCATAAGCTGAATCAGGAACATATTCTTCAACCTCATCTTTATTCTTGAAGATTTTTCGATCTTTAATGAATGCATATATTTGCTCTTTAATTTCAGGTCGACTTTCAAGCAATTCATTAAATTTCTTTTTGGTAAAATCAGTAATATCATCATACAATCTTTCACCAGTTTTTGGATCAAAGAAATTATAACGTAATCTAATCTTACCATTTTTCTCTTCTTCAATTTCTTTAAGTAAACCATTGATAAGAGCAACATCAAAAAATTCAGATTCATTGTTTACACCTGAACCATCATGCATAAGAGTAAAACAAACTGCTTCTTCAGGCATTGAACCCGCTTTATTTTTCTCAAATGTGATTTTTACACCGTGTGAAACGATTTCTCCATTTTCATCACGCTCTTCTGATTTGTAGATTTTTGCAACTTTAAAGGCAATTGTATCATAGAAAGGAAGAGCGTTTCCACCTGTGCGATACTCTGGCGAATTGTGCACAACAATGCCTGCAAAGTCGCTGCTAGAACCGACCATGTATGAACTTGTAGGCGTTTGGATATCGTACTTTGTTAGACATTTAGCTTCTTTATCTGATATTTCGCAAATTTTAATAACTTTAGGATAAATTTTATCACGTAAATGTCTTTCAGTATGTCGTAATTCTTGATAATTATTAGTATGTTCATCTAATAATTTATATTGCATTTCAGGAATTACATACTTACTAATTAATTGACTAAAGTAAGAAATATTATTAATTTTAAGTAAATAATTAACATCTTGTTTTAATTCTACATCTATTCCAAATACTTTGAATCTTTCAATTAACAATTCAAATAATTCTTTAGCATTTTCTTCAGATAGATATTTAAATCTTTTCATTGAAATACTTGCAGAAATATTTGAATTAGTTTTTCTTATTGATCCATCATCCATATAAAGAACTGCTAAAGCCAGTAAATCAACTTTGTTAATAATTTCAGATGTAAAAGACCTGTAATGTTTACCAGATTTTTCAAATAATTCTTTACTGAATTTGTTTTCATAAAAGTGTTTATAATACTTTAGCAAAAACATCTCTGATTCTGATCTAAAAGAAATTCTATCTTCTCCACCTGTAGGATAAAATTTTAATGATTTTAGTTGTTTAATTTTCCAAGCTAAATATTCAGGTTGTTCTGAATTAGCTAATGAAACTGATGCAGATAAACATCCTCTAGTTTGCATAAATCCGTCAGCTAATAAAGAACCAATTAGAATTTGTTCTTCTTCAACTGACATTGGATTATCACAATAACTTAATAATTCATCACCAATTGCTAAATCTTGAGCCTCAACCCAACCATTTCTAGTAAAAATTTCATGATTTTTAGTACAGATTAGTTTTTGATACATTCTACGAGTTGGTACTTCAAAACAAATTTTAATAAAATCGCTTCGATAAGCTTGACCATTATTGAAATAATTTAATGGTTCAAATTCTTCAAAACAATCTGTTATTTCATTATAAGATACCATTTTTTCTTTTATTTTGTGTTTAACAAAACTACTTGAAGAATAAATATCATCTAACGTATGAATTTTTGTACTTGCATGCATGCAACCAAACATCTTATTTGGATTTTTTCGCAATTGGTTAATGAAAAACAAAATTGTCTGTGAGTCAACATCTGATCGTGCCATTGCGGATGTTACTTTTTTCAACCCCAAACCAATTGCAACAGCTTGAGTACCTCGCTGTCTTGAATCACCCATGTTCTTAGTTGCATCTGTAATTGACACTAGCTGAGTAACAGAGTCAATACCAATTATTGCATACTTACCAGGATTGATTACTCTAATTACTTCACCAGACTTTTTATCAATTTCGTGCTCACCAAGAACAAGAGCATGCATTATATCAAAAGCTTCTTCAGCTGTCGATACAGGAATCACAATCAATTTAGAAATATCAACACCGACTTTTTCAGCCCATTTTGCTTGAAATTGAAATTGTCTTTCTGCATCAATCAATACGCATGGTCTATCAGGATATTTTCTTTGTGCTTCAGCAAATGCAAGATAAAGCATTAAAGTTTTTCCTGCACCTTCCCAACCAAAAACTTCAATTACAGAGCCGAATGGATATCCTTTACAACCACCAATTGCATTATCAAGAAGCATCGAGCCAGTAGAAATAGATTCAGGCAATTTTGAATATTTATTTCCTGCAAGATTTATATCTCTACCAAAACGCTTTTTGATTAAAGATGCAGCAGTAACAATCACTCCACCTTTACTTTTTTTACCTGAAGAAGATTCTTCAGTATCATCATCGCGAATATCATCTTCATCTCTAGCCATTATATACTCCTTTTAGAAAAAAGGCATCTTCCCTAATTATAAGAAAGATGCCTATAGACTAACATTAGAAAGGAAGTTCTCTTTTCTTTCCAGTAGATTCAGATGAACCAGCTTTTCCTGATTTTCCTACTTTACCTTTTTTAGAAGCTTCCTCTTCTTTTTTCTTGAGAGCTTTTTCAATTTCAAATCCAGACATTCCGTCAATATCTAAACCGTATTTTTCAGCTTTGACATTGAATTCTTTTTGCAATTTCTTGCATTCACCTGAAATTGAACATTCTTTGCAACCAACATCATCAGGATCATGTGTTCCTCGACAATCCATTTCATCTAAACTGACATCATCTGAAGATGAATCATCATTTGAAGAATCGTCATCCGAATCATCTGAAGTATCAGAATCATCAGAATCACTGTCTAAAGAGCTGTTATCTGAATCATCGTCTGAATCATCATTAAATGAGTCATCGTCATCAGAAGTATCTTCTTCAACTTTCTTATTGTTCTTCTTACCTCTTACAGGTTGTTCATCATCGTCATCAGATGCAAAAGCTTTTTCTTCCTTTTTGCTTTCCTTTTTTGCTTTTGCTGTTGCTTTAGGATCTTCATCCTCATCCTCAGGCTCTATTACATCATCATCGTCATCGTCAGGTTCCTGAACTGGAGCCTTTTTTCTCTTTGGCTTTTCTTCTTCATCATCATCATCCGAATCAATATTCTCATCCTCAAGTAAATCCTTCTTAATCTTCTTAAGATTGATAGTATCAAGAGGTGCTTTAGCATTTTCAAGAATATCGAGAATCTCTTTAGCACTGGAAAACTTTCTTAATTTCTTAAGATCGTATGCTTTCTCGAGTGCTTTCACTTCATCTTCTGTAAGAGGCTTTCTTTCAGGATCAGGAAGAATGGTATATTCTCTTTTAATTCCTTCACCGTCAACAGTTACAGTAAGGTCATATCCTCTTGCTTGTGCAGAAGGATTACCCCACTTTTCACTATTTCCAAGTTCAATAATAGGTTTCCAAATTGTAGGACTTGCAACTAATCTTTTGATTTTGATATTACCATTTTCATCACGATAATCATTGCGATCAAGAATGTTCATATCATACGTCTTTTTGCCGCGAAGTTTTGAAATCTGCTTTAGCAACTTTTTAACTTCAGGAGCCTCATCTGTCATGTCCTCTTCTTCTTTAAGTCTGTAAACTTCAGACCAAAGCGAACTAACAAACTTACAAACAGGACATTTTGTATCGACACCGTGAACAATTGGACGATCCTTTTTACCGGTTGTAACAGGAATCCAATGAACAATGTACTTTACAAATGGTACTTCGCCTTTTACTATAGCAGGTAGAATACGAATTGAATGTTCGCCTGATTTCCATGTCATACCGACAACATCAGACTTTTTTCCAGACTTTGAATTCTCTTCATATTCTTTAGCCCAGGGATTATCTTCGTGGTGAGCCATTGACAGTCTCCTTTACTTAAGGTTTGATTGATAATTTGCTATTTTCATTACGTGATTAAGAAAAGTTTTAGTATCGTATGTAAATTTCATCATATTGCATAATCCACAACACGGAACTACATTATCTTTCATATAACCTAATGTACTATTAATTCTATCAATTCCATTATGTATGTACATTTGATCTTTACCATTTTTGTATGACATCATTGATGGATCACATCCACAATAATGACATTTTTTGGATGTTATTTCTTTAAATTCATCTAATGTTAATAAGAATTCTTTGTTTCGTCTTTGATACCGTCGATATAATTTATATAATCCAATTTCGCCATTTTCATATTTTATCTTTTTTACTAAAGGTAAAATTGTACTTTTTCCCGTCATGGTCTTACTAATTTTGATTCTTGTTATTTCAGGAATTTCAATTCCTTCATGAGAAACACTCATACTTAATCTAGATTCTAATGAATGCTTTTTACCTTTAAATGGATTGGGTCTTGCTTTATCAAAACTTTTAAAGCATTCTGTACATAACCAAGTAATTTGTTCAGGTTTGTCATAATCTTCAAAAAAAGGTTTTATAGGCAAGTCATCTCTATTACATTTAGAACAACTACTTGGAACTTCAATTTGCCCATTTTTTCTTTTTTCTCGAAAAATTTTTCTACAATCATGGGCATTCATTACTCTTCATCCTCATCATTATCATCTTCTTTATCGTCTTCTTTATCGTCTACATCAAATGCTTTACGATCTCTATCATCGTCGTAATCAAATTTGCTACCTTTAACACTTGAAGTCGGCTTTTCTGATTTCATCATAGAAACTATATTTACTAATCTTTCACCACGCTCGCCAAATCCAAACGCTATTGATCTCAAATTTGCAGCTTCTTCTTTTGCTTTCAAATACCTATTGTACATTCGTAAATATTCAGGATCAGTCATTACTGCTTCTTCAACCATCTTATCAGTAATTCTTTTAGAGGTTACTTCAGCCAATTCTGATCGATATATTTTACTTCTTTCCTTTACCCAAACTTCAAATTCAATTTTTGCTCTATCAGCTTGCACTGCAGCCTGGTTCGCTAAGACATTCCATCTTGCGTGAATTGATGGATTTTCAGCCATCATGTTACAAGCTTTTTGAGGAGTTAATACATCAATTGAGGGTATATGAAGCTTATCATCAATATCAATCGTAATTGTTTCTTCACCAACTTTAAATGAGATGGTTAATTCAAAATCATCTTCATTTAATCGAACTCTAGAAGGAGTAGAAACTCCTTGTTTTCCTTGTCTTCCTTTTTTTCCATTCATGTAAATATACTATACCGAAATTGCCCTCGATTTTACTGTCGCCTACTTTTCATCAAACATTTCGTCATATTTCGCGAGACGTTGCTTTTGTTCTAAAGTCTTTTCATAAACACTACCAAGACAACATATATCATATAAGTCAGCGAATACTCTGCCCATATATTCACTTGTTTCAGCTTCACCAACTAATACATTATCAACTTGAATCACATCATCAATAGGTACTTTTTTGTATTTTCCTGATTGTCTATCAAATAGAAAGGCTTTTTTACATCTTCTATTATATGTCGGCACTCTTAATTTTGCAATATTAAATTTTGAATCTGTCAAAATAACATAGAAATAATCATTGTTATTTTTACTAGTTTTCTTAATAACTTCTGTAATAATACCCCAAACTAATCGTTTTGTATTTTGTTTTGGTTGCACAAATTTTGTCAGAAGTTTAGCACCCAATCTATTTACTTCTTTTTTCTGGTCATCAGAAAGTTTAGTTCTCCAGTCGAGGCTATAAGCTTCCATAAATTTTTCATGTTCAAACTTCTTGTCTTCATAATCTACATTTCTTTGCCACGAAGAATCTTTCCGAATCTCAGTATAGTATTTTTCTAATATTTCATTCTGTGTTCCAAATTCATCAAAAACGTGAGCACTTATCAATGCTTCCATTGCAGCTTTACCAATTTTCTTTACCTTCGACGTCTTATCCCAAAAATCATCAAAAGATTCAAATGGTTGTGTCATAGTAATTGCATTAACAATTGCAGGTCCAACGCCCATAATATGACCAAGACCAAACATAATACTGTTTTCACCACTATGAATAGTAAAACCATCTTTTGCTTTGTTAATATTTGCAGGAACAATATTGATGCCTTTGTTCATCGCTTCAGCAAAATAGCTTGAAAACTTTTCCTTAAGTGAATTTGAAAATAAGACAACATAAAATTCTAAAGGATAATACACTTTAAACCACATCATCTGATAACTAAGAACCGTGTATGCAACAGCATGTGAATTATGACTAATAAATCCATTTGCTACAAAGTTATGTTCGTCTCCATACATTTCTATATCATAAGTATCTTCGATTCCTACATATTCAATACTTATGATTTTATCATAAGTAACTTCAAATCCTTTTTCATATCTTTTGACCCTTCCTTGTTCATAATGTTTTTTCTTATGACAACTTGGACAAAGTACACATAAATTACTCTCATCATGATATTTAATTCTATCATAGTCGAATGCAATTAATCTTTGTTTATGATGAACTTCTAATCTATTATGTGGTTGATTACATTCTTGACAATTCTTATATTTTTGTCTTAATTTTAAAATATTTTCATGTTTTAATATTGATCTGCCATCAATATATGCTGGATTATTTTCTTCTTCACCAAATCCAGGAACATCATTGGTATAAGTTTTTCCTTCGACTCTATTAGAATATCCTTTCTTTTTATATCCATCATATTCTTGAAAAGTAACAGCTATCATATCACCAATTGAAAAATCTTTTACTATTTTCCAACCTAATTCACTTAAAAATCTGTGATTGTCAGTTGACTTTATATTAAAACCATTTTCTGTAACTATTTTAAAGACCGATTTTTTACCGTTGAAAACAATGTTTTTAATTTTGTCAAATTTTATTCGACCATCAATCATTGCGTGAATTTTTGGATATCCTGATCTTCTATATTTTCTACCAACTTTTGTTTCTGACCTATATGCAAAATATAAGTCCTTAATTGTTATATTTCTTTCTGTATGCTGATTGCCATTACATCTAGTAAGGACTGTGTCACCTGTTAAACATTTATTAAATCCATATCTAGCAAAAGATACACAGTTTTGCCACCATGATTCTGCTACATCTTTTCTCAATCCACTTTTTTCAAAACCTGAAATAAACATATCATGAATTTTGACACGTTCTTTTGCTGCTTTATCTTTTGCATCACCGTCTCTAACTGATTTCATTAAATTTTTTCTAACAGTATCAGTCAAATCTAATGGAAATCCTGCTACCATATTGCACAATCTCATAACATCTTCTTGGTATACCAAAATACCAAAAGATTCTTTCAAACATTCTTCAATTTTTTGTGAGCCATAATCAAATTGTTTTCCGTTTTTTCTAGCTGCATATTCTTTATGCATTCCCATATCTAATGGTCCGGGTCGACCAAGTGCTGTTGCTGACGTAATATCAGCAAAACATGTCGGCTTAATTTCCTTAAGTAAAGACCTCATTAATGCACTATTATGTACTATAAATCCATTAGCCACATAATTGTGATGAATCTTCTTTTTCTTAATTGGATCTTCTTCAAATCCAATATCATATACTTCTTTTTCACCAACATACATTATCTTTTGTATTTTAACAAATTTATACCGATGTCGATATTGTTTAAACTTTCGAAGTACTTGTATACTATTACAAGTTTTTTCTCCGGCTTTAGCGCATTGCCGACAAGGTCGATCAATGCCTATTTTGTCTAATGTAGTATCTCTTTTTTCACAATAATATTGATATCGGCATCTTTCACGATCAATCATTACATATTCATCTGGATTTTCTAATAGTTCCTCTAATCTTTTCCAGCCATGTAATGTGTAAAATTTGTGAAGTAAAGTGGCTTCAATACACATATTGTTATCACCGGCAACAAGTCGATAGACTTTACCTACCTTTTTGGACATGGCTGATATTTTTTGTCGAATTTTGCATCTTTTTCTAAGATTAATACAACCAATCTTGTTTACTGATGAAGGATCTTCAGAAAACCGCTTATACAGCTCGCTTAATCTGTAATTTCCAATCCAAGTATCACCAATTAAACATTCAAACTGGAAAATACCATTAGTATCAGCTTGCTTAAATTTATCATAAATAACTGTGTTACCATCCAATGGCAACTTTGATGAAAATTCTTCATATAATAATGATGTAGGCTGACCATGGTCTAATTCTTCAATATCAAAATCTGCTTCTTTATTATAAGCTTTTCTATCTCTAATAAGTTCAAGAATTTCCTTTACAATTGTTAATGTCTTCAATCCCAAAATATCAAATTTAATAAATCCTGAAGATTGTAAATCTTTACGAGTAATACCATCAACCCAGCTTGTAATTAATTCATCTTTATGTTTCATTAATGGAATAGATTCGTCAATCAATCCAGGCGTTGCAACAACCCCTGCTGGGTGCTTTGTCAAATGTCGTAATTGACCTTTAAGTTTGAAAATGATATCTCTTATTGCTGTATGTCGTTCAAAATATTTCCTCAATTCATACATATCATTTCTAAAACCATCTTCACCGGGTTCTTTAGCAATAATAATATCAAATTCCTCTTCAGTCATGTTATCAACATCATCCTGAAGATTTTTTGCAACTTCATTTGTATCATGAATATCTACATCATAAATTCGAGCAATGTCTCGAATAACCATTTTCATTTTCATCTGACCATACGATCCAATTGGAGCAACATGGTCATTTCCATATTTGTTAATGAAGTACTTAATTACTTGTTCTCTTTCATTAACACTAAAATCGGTATCAATATCAGGAAAAGATGAAGGCTTCTTGATTTTTATATCAATACCTTTTTGTATAGGATCGGTTTCAGAAACACCTAAGAGATAATACATTAAAGAATGATGCTCTTTTATTTTTATTCCTGCTTTTAAAATTTTCAGAACATAATCTTGTATTTCTTGTACATCTACATTAGTCAATTCTCTTTCTAATCTAGAAATGTACTCCTGATTTTCTTCTAATCCTAGCTCTTTCAATTTTCTTTCACAAAGATATTGAATAAACGTTAACTTTGTTAATTCAGCCATTTTGTTTATTTACCTCGACAATTTTTACTTTTCTTGATTTAATTTTTGTGAAATCCATATTATTAAAACTAGACTGTTCTAGGGCAAAGATTTTCATATTAATGAAATATTGACCATCAATGTCAAAATCTCTTTTAAGCTTCACAATTAATTCGTGCCTGTCGCCCATTGGTTGCAAAAAAGTAACTAAAGTTTCAAAATCATCAATGACAACAAAATTCTTTTCAAATAAAACCATGAAGTATTCAAACCAAAAATTATTCGGTCGAATACCAGTAATAAACAATATGTCAGCAATAGTTGTTTGTTTATCAGTTTGAAATAAAATCATACAATACTATTTGGCGGATATATATTACTAACCAATTTGATTATTTCTTCTAATTTATCCATAGTAAATGATTCTGATTTAGAGCTACTAGCTGTAGTACAATGCTGTAATTCATTTAGACTTTGCTCTAAATCAGGATCAGTTGATTCTAAATTTTGATTTTCAATTATAAATTGAAATTTTTCTTTCATTTAGGCTGTCTTCCACAAGGTTTTGCTTCAGGACAATGACCATAAATATCACATTGAGGTCCAACAAGATCAAATAAAGAAGAATCTGCTGATAAAATCGCAGCAACCATCTTAACTGCTTTCTTTCGAATGTCCCATTGAGCTTTTGTACAGGTACGTTTGCCAATTGAATGTAATGCATTCCACCCATTAACATGTAATAAAGAACCAACACAAAGCGAATGAGGTAAAATTCCAATGACCTCTTCTTTTGGTAATCCTTTATCTACTAAGCTTTTTACAGTCTCAACCATTTTTGATTGTAAATCTTCATATTCATCAACTAAACTTGATGCTTTGATTGATGGAGGTGTCATAAAAATAGGAGCTTCGAAAGAATTGTATATACTTTGGCAAGATATATCCCATGTTCTTTGACGAATTGCCTGATGAAATGCTGCCAAAGAAAATCTAACAAAGAATGTAAAATGAAAATGTTTCAATACTGATAAACAACTTTCATCACCTTTTAGACATCCTTGTTTGAATTCTTCTCTAGATGCATTATCGATAAATGATTCTAAATCAAGCGCCGAATGATTAAGTAAAACAACATCCTCTTCACAATATTTTTCAGAAATATTATCAAGTACTAAATTTTGTTTTGAAAACAATTGTAGTGATGGATACCATGCTCGAACCTCCATACTATTTGGTCTTAATTCAAGCATTGATGATGCTTCATTTTTTGCTGACTGATACATTTTCGAAATTGTATCTTTAGTTTCTTTTGGAATCAATGAATTTTCATCAAATGTCATGTGGTACAAATGAAAAAATTCTCTAGTATCTGAAAGAGTTTGAATGTTTGTATATGTATTTAATGGCAAAATGTATCTTGCATCTTCACCGGGAACATCAGCAGCCATCATTTTTTCATAAAGATTGAATGCCTCAACTTGAACTTCAACTGCATCTTTATAATCTGAATTCATCAAAATTTCAGGAATATGAAATCCTTTATCAGCATGAGCTCTTCGCAATGATTGTTGTAAATGACTCATATACTGTGGACTGCAAAGTAAAAGAGTCGTTGCTCTAGTTACATTTTTCATACTCCAAACAAATGAAGATTGATCTGTGACAGAACCATGACCTCTACCTGCAGTTTCATCAAAAATTCTTTTATGATTTTTACATTTGTCTGTTAATTTATCAAGTTGAAATATTTCAAAACTTGCATTTTCTTCAAAACAACCAAATGCTCCATAAACAGCTGAATCTTCAGGACCCATGTACTGAAATTCACTAGTACCTTTCAAAGTTTGAGTTAAACGAACATCAGCAGTTTTAGAGCCGGCACTTAAAGCATTTTCAATATTCATTCATTACTCCTCAAAATTTATAATTTTTTCATTCTCAAACCAATTGTTGAAATCATCTTCATCAAATGACAATTGCTCGAGGTTATTTTCATCTATTTCAATATCTTTTATTGACAAATCATAAATAGCCATACTTCTTGACATACTTAAGAATCGTTCAAAAAGTAAATTAAATCTAATAGGATCAATATTCGTTATATCTAATAAATAACAGACGAGACTGCCTGCTGCAGAATTATGAACAACAATATCATTTATAATATAGGATCTATCAGGAGTTGACACCTTAAGATCATGAACTTGACCTTTATAATGAAGTATTCTCTTACTTTTTAATTTAGTAAACTTTGAATTTTCAATTACTTTATTTTGATAAGTAGAAGCTAATCTAATTCCATTTTCATAGAGGATTTGTTTATACTTATGTGAAAATTCAATTTTATAATTCAGTTTGATTAAATTTTTAAATTTATAAACATTTAAAGTTGTTTGACTAATAATTTGAAAATCGAATGATGAATAATTATCTTTAATTGTAAGAATTTTTTTATCTAAATTTTCATCTTTACTTTGAACAAATCCACTTTTAATATCAACAATTAATTTTTCATTAACAATAAAATCAGGATAATATCTTTTTGTTTTTGTCCGTCCTTGATAAATTACACCTGGTTTATTCCATCTTGTTAATTTTACAATCTTATCATTTTTATCACATTGAATAATAAACATTAACTCTGCTAAAGAATCAAATCTAATTTTACCAAATCTACAATGAATAAATCCTCGATTATCAGATCCTAAAACACTATCTCTATAATTTTGTAGATCCATTTTTTCAATAATTTTTTGTCTCATTTTTTCTAATTTTTCAGGATTTTCTTCCCACATTTTTTTAACCTCTGATCGATTTTGAGCTATAGTTTGCGATTTAGACTGAGACTCAAGCCATTCTTTTTGTTTTGTAACAAATTTTGGAACATAACATTTTCTACAAACACTAACAGAATATTTTCGATTAAGCCATTTTGGTGACACAATAGTAAAATCTTCTTTACAAATGTCGCAATTGGATTTAATTTTCCTTTTTGATCTAATATTTTTACCCCTAAATAATTCAGCTTATTCAATGGTCAAAAATCTATTTGCTGAATCAACCAAAATGTTCAATAAGTGTTCCGGACAATCAGGAAATTTAAATTTATATCTTGTAATTCTAAATTTAGTCCAATTCATACAAAATTTCATCTTCTTCTGTTAAATCGACTGCTTTTACTTCACCTCGATTTCGTGTAAAAAATCTATGATCTAAAGTACAAATTATAACTTTATTTTCAAAAGTTAACTCTATCATGTCTTCATCAACATCATATACAAAATGCTCTTCAACCTTTGATTCTCCCCAAAACTTATTTGCTATTTTTTCACCTTTGTTAACTTGTTCAATTGGTTTTTCAGAACCATCTGCCATTTTAACTTTATTGACTTGAGGTATAAAACATCCTCTGCCGGCTCCAACTACGACGCCATGCTGTTTTGCCCATTTAATGTAATCTGCAACAATAGCAAAATAATCCGCCATTTCTGTTCGTCTAATCACACTTAATTCATATTTTATTCTTTTAACATATTTTTCATCCCAATCATCAGTTGCTTTTTTTAACCAACCTTCTCTTGCCATTTCCACAATATAATCATAACTACTTTTTCCACCCATATCTATTTTGGGCAATTTTTCTTTTGAATCCCAATCCCAAATATCAATTTTTGCAGCAATCTCTAAAGTATTATTTAAACCAGTAACAAAATCTTCAGGTTGTATGTACTTGTAATGTTCTTGTTCAATGTAAGTATCTATAAGTTGATGTCTATCTTTGAACCAAAAATCTTTTGTAGAGAATTCCCAAACCTTTTTGAAATTCTTTTTACCAATAACAATATCACTTATTTCGTCTAATGTAATTGAATATTTGCTTTTAATATTTGGATCAGGTCGAAATTCTTCAAATCTGTCAAGCTCGATAAAATCATTGTATACACTTCTTATATGAGAAGGTGTTTTGTCTTCACCAATAGTATTCAATATTTCTGATATTGCTGACATTCTCTTTTTATCTCTCATTGTTACTTGGTCTCCACCTTCGTCTTTTGATCCAAGCATCAATGAAATTTCTTGAGCTGTTGCACCTGTCAAATCAAGATAATGAACGTCATTTGTAACAATCCATTTTACACCAGCTCTTTTTCCAATTTCAATTAAGATTTTATTAGAATGTTTCTGTCTTTCAATGTCAATTGCCATTATTTCTATGTAAAAATCATCACCAAATGCTTTCTTATATTTTAAAGCGACTTCAACACCTATTTTAATCGCTTCTTCTTCATCTTCAATATTTCGAATAGCGCTATTTAATGGTCCTGCAAGACATGCAGTTGATACAATTATACCTTCTTTATGCTCTTCAATAAAATCGAATGATGTCCGGGGTTTGTAATAAAAGCCTTCTCTAGCAGCATTTGAAACTATTTTTGTTATGTGTCTTCTGCCTGTTTCAGTCTTTGCCAAAAGTAAAATATGTTGATTATACTTCAACTTTTCTCTTTCTTTTGACATTGACTCTGACAATTGCTGCATGTCAGTCAATCTATCTTCAGCGAATTCCTTTACTTCATTATAATCCATGTCAAGTATTTCTTCAACTGTAATATCAGGCTTCTTCAATACATTTTGAAATATTGAAAGATTACTTTCAATTGATGCTTTTCTTGCTTTTTTATACTTTAAACACGATTTGAGTGCTTTTATTTCGGATTCAATTTGACTAATTTTTTCTTCAAGTAATTTGACATCTTTTCGTCGATCTTGCATGTATGCTTCAACACCAACAATTGGCTTCAAATTATTTGATCGACAATACATAAAAAAAGACGGATGTGCACCAATACTTCCATGATCTGTAATTGCAACTGCAGGCATGCCAATTTCTATTGCTTTCTTTGCATATTGAGTCGGCTTACCAATACCATCTTTCAAAGAAAAATCACTATGTAAATGAAGGTGAACAAAATCTTTTTTCTCACCTGTTTCATATAGTTTTTGTTTTAAATCTTCAAGATTTTCATACTTCATTATAAATCACCATTTTTCTTAGCTGTTTCAACAATTTTAGTTATTAATGAAAAATGCTTTTCATAAAGATGACCACTATTAGATATCCAAATGAGTTTTCCCATTTTAAGATCGGTATATGTATTTTGTAAATCTTTCAACAACCTACTTTGAACAGTTGAAAACCATGGAAAATCTGAGAAGAATCCATACATCATATCAGTACTTCTCATTTCGACAATCGAAACTAATTTATTATCTCTTATAAAAAACTGTTGTGCCAATGTACAAATAAAATCAGACCGACCATTTTCATTATATTCGTAGTGCATAGATGGTCTATTGTAAATCATTATTGCTCTTCTCGAAAATGAATTCTTGATGAGCTCTTTTAATGTATTTTCATACTGATTGAAGTTTTCTTTACTATAAATTAAATACCCATAATTACTATTTACAGTTTGCTTGTCGTCCTTTGTACAAACATCCAGCCATAGTTTTGCGTGCTGACCAATATCTTTTACACACAAATCTTGACTGTCATACCATTCAATTTCTTTTTGAATGTATTTTTCAGGCGATTTTCTTATGTTATAAAAATTAAGCATTGGTTGAAGTGGATTTAATTCTAGTCTCAATCCCAAAATTTCAACAGTTTTTACACCTGTTTTATCAATTACAAAATTTTCGTTCTTGATCTGATTATTGAATTCTAAAAATACATTTTCGATTACTATTTTTTCGTTACCATTTTGAAAATTTTCGTCAATTGCCTCTAATTTCACAACTTTATGACCACAAGTATCACACAAATACTCAACAAAATTGTTGTGAGAATCTAAAGCTTTAATTACATTTTTGAAGATTTTAGCGCTGCATTTATCACAAGTTTTTGTCACGTTAAGCTCCTTTTTAAGAGTACATTTAATCTTATATTTTTATTTTCGACAACTTTACATAAAAAAGGCTGACATTGAATGTCAGCCTTAAATTTAGCAAGAAATTAATTCTTGCGCAATTTTATTATTCAGAATCGCTTGTGTCTTCAACATACTGTTCAAGGTCAATCTGACCATTAACAATCTGTTTGAAGTTCTTGAGCGGGCGAAACTTTACGACATCCTTGGCAGGAATCTGAGTCATTTTGCCAAAAGACTTACGTTCAGTTTCTTTCTTGTGAACCTTAACAAACTTTCCAAAACCAGGAATCTTGACATATCCTTTGTCAAGCAAACCTTTCTTTACTGCATAAATCACTGCCTGAATGGCAACCTTTGATTCGCGACGTGAAAGGCTTGTTACTTCCTGTACAACGGTGATGAGATCAGGCATACGAAACTGCTCATCTTTTTTACGACGACGATTCGTTGTTGCTGCGGTCTTTTCTTTCTTCTCGGCCATCTTAAACCTCCTATTAGGTTAAGGATTGAAATATTTGAAACTAACTAATCTTTTCATTTAACAGTGGTATTATACACCTTTTTTCATTTTGAATTTACAGTCTTTGAAAGTCTCGTATTGGTAGGTACGTATGATGCTGTTTTATGATTGCAGATAGTCATGTTATAAGAGGCTATTAAAAGTAAAAATTGAGTTTTACGAAAACACTGCAACAAACTCGTTGAATTTTTGTAATAACGAATTATAAGAATATTTCTTAAACATGTTTTTTAAAGTGATAAAATCAGGTTTTGGAGTTTCAATTTGTAAATCTATATCTAGATCAGTCGCAATTTGTACTAGTTTGCGGGAAAGAATTAAACTCTCTTTTGAATTATTAATCTTCTCTTGCATTTTCTTAGATAATGGCTTTTTAACACCATCAACTAACTTAAAATGAACGTCAGCTTTAATAATATCTTCGACGGATCCATTTCCGCGAATTAACTCAGTTGCTGTCTTTTTACCTATACCATCAATTCCAGCAACATTATCTGATGAATCACCGGTAAGTGCTAACCAGTCAGCAAACAGTCTTGGTGGAATTCCATAAATTTCTTCTACAGTTGCAGGCGTCATCAAACGATCTTCTTTATCTTTACCAGCATTAGGATTTATGACATTTACATATTTACTAACTAATTGATTGAAATCTTTATCGCCTGAAATGATGACAACTTTATAACCCTTAATTCTGCCTTGCTTTGATAATACACCAATAATATCATCTGCTTCAATTCCAGGAACTGTCGACTGCATTACACCCATAACACGTAAAAAATCTTTTGTCAAATGTAATTGATACATAAATTCGTCAGATTTTTTCGCTCTATTTGCTTTGTAATCAGCACTTAATTCAGATCTAAAACCTTTTCCTCCACCGTCCCACACAACTATAAGTTTATCTTCATATCCTTTATGCATATTTACAATTTTAAGGAATGAAAATAAAAAACCATACGTTGCACCCGTAAACACAGTTTCACCGTCAATTTCAGCCGATAAAGACTGAAATGACGGCACATGAAACGTCCGACTCAGCAAGTGATTTGCATCTATTAATATGAGTTTTTTCATTATGAATCTAATCTGAATCTAAATGTAAATTTCTATTCCTCTGAACTTTCAACTTTATCTTCAACTTTTTCAGTCACTTCTTTTGCATCTTCTTTTTCTTTTCGGCCTTTTACTTTCAATATTTTGTCAGCGTCTTCCCAGTCAATACCGAATTGATGCAAAATCAATGAAAAATCTTTTACGTCATGATCAACGGTTTTTCGATACTGTTTTGAATTTTCGTCAAAACCTTCGGGCGGTACATGCAGCAATTCATGAAAAATCAGAAGATATTTTTCTGATACTGTTTTCAATACCCAATTTTCGATATGCACTGCAAGTATATAATCAATATTTGCGAACAGACCAAACATTGGTTTTACAGGAGCTACAAAAGCTTGCTTTTTGGATTTTTTCCTTGAAAAAGCAACGTATCCGATTCTACTTGGTCGAATATGTGAAAGATGCTCGGGATACAGTTCGATCAGTTCGCTGACAATAGGCTTGATATCGTCTTGCTTTGCCCATTTTGGTAGCTTAATTCCACCATCATCTTTCTTTTCTTCTTCATCAGGATCATCGAGAACGATATTTTTTGGCGTCGGCATACTAACCTCCTTTATTGGTTAAAAAGAGATTATATGCCGAAATAATTGAGGATTTTATAGTGAACTACCCCGACTTAAAGAAGTCGGGGACTTCTTGTTTATAAGGTTAAAAGTTGATTGATAGGGCATATTAAAACATGCAGGCTTCGATAAACCATTCAGGAAGGATTTGTCGATTTTTTCTTATGAAACTTCTAGCACCGCTATCAAACAAATAAGCGGTTCCCCAGTCGTTTTCTGAACGGAATATTCTGCCGTAACTTTGAACTAATGTCAAACACGTCTGCCAAATATACCATTCAGGATCAACTTTCATTCTTCTTGCAACCTGTTTATCGCCAATATACAAATATGGAATCTTTACAATGATTTCCCATCGTGCAAGGTCATCTTTTAAATCTAGTCCTTCTGTCATTGAAGGTGATACTAATACCAGAGGCTTTGTTGACTTTATGAATTTTTGAAGAATATCTTCTCTATTTTCTGAAGTATGAAATAACAGTCTCGGACTAGAACAATTATTTTCAATGTAATTAGCAATTTTATACGAATGACAATGAATTAGTCCTTTTTCTGCTTTATGATAATTCAAAGCTTTAATTACATCATTCACTACATTAGGAAGCGTTTCATCCAGGTTATTCATATTCATATAACCTGTATTTGTAAAGTACAACCGTCTATTTTCAGGTGGAAAAGTTGAAGGTACTCTAATAAATTCGGCTTCTTGATGATCAATACCTAAGCTCTTACAAAAGCTTTTATGATCTAAAATTGTAGCTGACAAATACAATCTATGTTCGCCGAAATTTAACAATGAATCAGCGGCAAATAAATCAATAGTTAATGGTCTAAATACTACTCTCTTATATTTTAATTTTTTTGTTTTCTCTATTGTAAATATCCATTCAACAGTGTTCAGCGTATTTAAAAACACTCTCATTCTTCGAACTAATCTGTCCAGTTCTTCAGTTTGAGATGTTAATTCCTGCGCTTCACCTGCTAACTTTTCGAATTCTAAAGAACTCTTACTCAACTTAATTCTATAATTATTTAGTTTTTTCAATTCATCAATTTTATCAGCAAGTAAACTTGCTAAATGTGTTACGTGTTCTTGAATCCAATGTTCATATTCAGTAAGCTCTTCAAATGTTGGTATTGACACACTGTATCCAACTCTCTTAAACATATATTCAGAAAGTAAAAATTCAATTTGACCCATTAGTTCAGATTCAATTTGATGACAATTTGATACTAAAATATTATTTGCAAAATAATTATGATTATCTTCAACTTCAATATTATATCGATATTTTTCTTTATCTTTATTTATTTTACCATTAAATTTCTTACATTTTTCAATTTTCAATATTTTTACATCGTGATTGTAAATAAATTTATGAATTTTATTTTGAGTCTGATCCCATAATTCATCATTAAAATCATCATTTGTTAAATATAGACAATCAAAATTTTTAGATTTATAAGCTTCAATGGTTTTTTTAATTTCATCTAGTGTATGCCAATAATGAATGTCACCAACTTCAATTACTTTTCTTTGTCGTCTAACTTTGAAATCAGGATTTTTATTCCATGGTTTATTATTTTTTGTACCAATATTTAGCCAAAATTTTCCATCCCCTGTATAAGCTAAATCTGGTATTTGTAAATCAATAAGTTTTCTTTCAAAAATTGTTGGTGTCCAAACTTTTCCTTTAGCTTTTTTAGGAGCATTAATCCAATTTTGTCTAATTTTTTGTTTTTCTTTTTCTGATTTTTCATTAAAAGTTTTTCTTAAACTTTGTTTCATTTTTTCAACAACGTCTAAGTTAAAGCTTGGATTATTTTTTTTCATTCTATCACTTAATTTTTTTCGATTTTCTACACTCATTTTAGTATTTTGTAATGCTTCTTTAATTTTGTTTATTCTATTTTTCCTATCATTTATAGATAGATTATCCCATTGTTTTTGTCCACCATTATTGTGTTTCATAAAATAATGAAGACTAAAAGCATTATTAGTTTTAAATTCTTTATGACATAAAATACAAC